CAAGATCACTTAATGTTTTATCTATTACTAGACCTTTTACTTCTATCCACATGTCATTTTCTTTTTAGGTTAGTTCTATTATCATGTAGCCAGTTAATAATACCTACAATCTCTTCCTTAAGATAAGGTATTTCCATAGGTATTACTTCTTTTACAACAGGGTCACCTTCCGGAGAATACTTTGTTATAGGATATCCATATTGGTCTAGGTCTTCTGTTTCAAATACTACATGATGAATATAAATATTTCCAGGTTTTAATTTAGGATTATGTTTTAATATAATATACATGTAAATACTCAACTGTAAACTATAATGATTAAAATTACAATCATCTAAGTGTGATACAGGGTCAAGCATTTTTTCTGAAACACCTTCCCAATCTTTAAATGATTCTTTCTTAATCTCTTTATTAGTCTTGTAGTCAATGATATTTACATGTCCATTTACTATCTCTACTAAATCTGATTGTCCACAGATACCTGCAGACTTAAGATAAACTAAATGTTCTGGATATATACCATCATCAAGTTTTTGTTCTGGTGCATGTTTAAGACCTTCTATCTCTGGTATAGGAGGCATTACAGGAACTATAATACCTTCTCTCTCTATAGATGCTAGAGAACATAAATCTGCTTCTCTCTGGTTATGATAATATGTACCTAATGTAGTAGCTCTATCAGCTTCTTTTTTCCAGATCTCAAGAATAGTATCTGGTGCAATTCCGCACCACTTTGACTTCTTACTTTTAGAAACTCTCTGTGCAGTCTTCTGAGCATCAAAAGGTTTCTTTAAGTTGGAAACAAGTGTTGTTACACTTATCCAATCAATAGTTTCTCCGTCTAAACTTTTGTAACTATGATCATTTGCATTAAATACTATACTCATATTCTTGTTTTTAAATACTAAGCATTTTCTATAATTGATTCTGCTAAGGTTCTAGAGGCTTCGTCTTCTGACATAAGCATCTTACGTATATTAGTTACTTCATCTTTAGTAAACTTATTTTCAAGATGTAGTAATTTTAGTCTTAAAAGCTTGATATCTAATTCTAATTTATCAAGTTTTTTATCCATTTTATATGAAGCTGTCTCATAAGTACTATTAGTTCCAGTAGTAACAATATTAAATAAACCATCACTTGTAGTTACTGAATACTTATCTAGCATTTCTGATGATAATTTATTAATGAAGTTTTCTTCTTGTTCCATATTAATTAAGTTCTTCTAGTTCATCTTCATCTTCTTCAGTAATAAGAGCTGCCCATTTACCTGCTGGACAATCTGCTGATAATGCTCTTGTTTTAAAACTTAAAGAACATCCGCATAATGCACAACAAGGATTTGTTTTAGGTACTGCACATTCTTTACCTTCTACATCTTTATCCGGACATACATCACATATCTTATACCTTTCTCTAGATACTTGTTCTACAAACTGATCACGTATAATGGAATTCTTAATTCCTTCCATTATCTGATTTCTATTCTTCCAAATTTTGCTTAGTGTATTTTGCATCTTTGAATTCTTTTTTTTCTTTAAGGAAAACATTTACTTTCTCTTGTATTGATCTAAGTTTCTCAAGTTTTTTCTCTGCAACTTTTATATTATGATACTTAGTAAAAGTGTCTGTTTCTTTTGCATTTTTAACTCTCTCAAACTTATTAATAAGTTTTGCTATTAAAACTTTGCGTGCAACAAATGATCCTAAACCTGGAGCATTTATCTTTATATGTTCTAAACTTGATAAGTTTGCTCTTAACTCCTTGTAGTAAAAACTTACTATATCATCTACTAATGTTTCTGAAATATCTAATTCTTCAGAGACTTGCTTAATGATTACTCTGGGTTTCTTCGGTATCATATCCTAAGAATTTAAAATCTAATAATACAGAACCTTCTGTTTGTATTTTTAAATCTGGATTAATCATTATTTGCTTTTTGTTATTAGGATCTTTCAACACTAGATTCTTTTTCTCTGCTTTATTAATACAGTTACGTACTGTCTGCGGTGTTTTAAAAATCCATTCTTCTTCAGAAGAAGCATCATAACAGAAATTAGTAAGTTCAATAGGTGAGTTAAAACATAAAAGAGTAAGACAATTAAGATCAGATTCACTCACTGTTATGCGGTTAATATAACAGTGAGTAAGTATCTGATACTTAACAATATCCCATTTAGGCATCTTTACACGTTTCTGTACCTGATTTACTAATGCCATTACTATTGTTTTCTTAATCTTCTTTTACTTGATTCTGTTATTTCTTCTCTAAGTATTTCTTTTGCCTCATCTTGAGAGTTTAATTCAGACTCATCTGGTGGATTCATCATCATAGCATGTTGCATCTGAATAGTTAATCTTTTGAATCTAGCTTCATCAATCTTAGCAAGTGTTTCTTCATACTTTAATTGAGCATCTAAATACTTTAATGACTCTGTGTAGAATTGATACATTTCTTCTTTTTTCTGAATCAATTCTTCTTGAGACATCTCTTGTTGGTTAAATTCTTGTTCCATAACTTCTATATGTTGATTTACACAAATATACAATAAAAGTTTAAACTTAAGATATTTAAAAGCAAAAAACCCAGACAGTTAGACCATCTGGGTTAAAGTAATACTTTAAGTAAATTAGTGTGTATTTGGCTTATAGCATTTACTTCCTCTACAAGGAGTGTTTCTTCTTGCAAGCTTACTTTGCTTAAATCTTCTTTTGTCTCTGTCTCCAGGTCCTCCCATCATTGAACCTGATGCCATACCTGAACTCATAAAGTCTTCAGTATTAATAATGGCACCTTCTGCACATTTGTGCAATCCTTTAAAATTTTTCATGATTATCTATTTTTGATTGTAAAGTTAAAAAGAGTAAGCATGTAAAAATCTCTAGATATATCTACTTCAATAGTAAATACATCTATTTTGCCTAATCTAAATCTTATCTGGAATTTGTCCCATTGTTTATTGTGGACTCTCCAACTGTTTCTAAATATCATACTATATCATTTGATTCAATTAATGTATAAGTAAACTTGTTTCCGTTTACCGTTCTAGCTCTGCGGCAAATTGCCATAAATTCTTCAAAGTCTTTAGACTTCTTAAACACCTGACAACCTTCTGACCAGTTCTCTACAAATGTAGAATCTGCTCCTGCTTTATGAATGTTAATTCCAAACAAACCTTCTTGTGTTTTATCTTCAGCATATACCATATTACGGTCTGCATCACGGAAGACTTTAACAGGTTTATTTTGTCCTAATGCTTCATACTTACCTGCGTGAAGTCTGATAATGTGAGAGTCAATGTATTGACCTTCTACAAGTCTTGCAACTCCTGCTTTGTTACCAAACTTCATAACACCTTTAGTTCCTGGATCAGTAGTAGCTGGCCAACAATGGAAATGCTCTACACCATCAACAGTGTAAGTTAAAGTTAAATGGTCATCAAATAGGTTAGTTACTTTTTGCCCTGTAGAAGAGTTACGTACTCCTATAATGTTAAGCATTAAGTCTTTATCTTCAAACCACTTGTATCCTTTAGATGCTACTGCAGTTTTTACTTGAGTTGCTGTATACTTAGGTGCTGCTTTTGGTTTAGCTGGTGCTGGTGTACTATCTACAACAATACCCATTTTAGCCAGTGTAGCAGGACCTACTACTCCATCAGGAGTTAATCCGTTTTTAGTTTGCCAAGCTTTAACTGCTTCTTCTGTTTTAGGTCCAAAATTTCCTACTGGATCTACACCTAATACTACTTGAACTTTTTTAACAACCTCGTTGTTGTCTCCTCTTTTAAGTACCATAATTATCCTAATTCTTCGTTATTACTTTCTTCTTCATTATTATTCTCTGCTTTCTTTTTTAGGCTTAGTATTCTACCTGCTGTAGTAATACCAAAAGCACCTAAAGTTAAGATCATAAAACCATCAAAGATAAATTCTTTAATGATTAATTCTTTTGTAAAAATTCCTGTAACAACATCAACAAGCAATACAACTACCATAGCAAAGAAAGATATTACTCCTACAAATGCTTGCTCGTTTATATTATTATCATCTGAAATTAATTCTCTAAAAAACTTTCTCATTTTGTTTTATTTTGTTTGTTTACTAGGTTCTTGAGTAGCATACTTGATACCCATAATTGTGCCCACTATTGAGAAGGCATTAGTTAATAATACACTAAACATATTGCTCCATGTTGATCCAATGATTTGAGTGTCTTGGTTTGTTATAATAGCCGCCCAGTATAACACCGTTGTTATAACGCCTACTCCAACTATAACAGCTAGAGCAACCTTAACAATGATTTTTATTAACTCACTCTGACTTTTTTTCATCATTACATCTAAGTCATTTAAAGCAGCATCTTTTTCTAATTCTATTGAGTGTTTAAGCTTTTCAGAGTTTTCTAATTCAACTGTTAGATTCTTTGTAAGATCTTCTATTTTTGCCTTGTTGTTTACAGCATCAGTAACATCTGTTGCAATTTTAACTACATCTGTGATGTTTCCTTTACTGTCAACTACAGGATTATAAGATGCCTGTAAATACACAATAGATCCGTCTACTTTTCTTCTCTCAAATATTCCATCAAAGAACTTACCTTTTCTTAAACTTTCCCAGAACTTAGCATACTCATCAGACTTTGAATACTCATAGCTTACAAAAACACTGTGATGTTTACCAATGACTTTACTTTTTTCATTGGCTTTATAACCCATAGTTTCTAAGAATATAGAATTTACATTTGTTATAAACCCGTCAATGTTAAAATTAATAAGAGCTGTACTTCTGTTAATAGCATCTATCTGTTTTTTACTATCAACAATTGCACTAATGTCAGTAGCAATCTTCATTACCTTGGTAATCTTACCATCCTCATCAAAAATAGGATTATAAGTTGCTTGGAGATTTATAAGACTTCCATCTTTCTTTCTTCTCTCAAATTCTCCAGTGTAGTATTTACCACTTCTTAATATGTCCCAAAACTTTTCATACTCAAGTGATCTTGCATAGTCTTCACATACAAAAATGCTATGGTGTTTGCCAATAATCTCTTCATGATTACCTTTACCAAAACCCATTGCTTCCAAAAAAATGTCATTAACCCCTAGTATAATACCACCAAGGTCAAAGTAGATAATAGCATTACTCCTATTAATTGCTTCAAGTCTACTTAATAACTCTTCTTTGGGTAAGTTTTTCATTGTTTTAAGGAAGCTTGATCATTAATTCTTTTACCGCATTAGATAAATCACTTACATTTTTAGCAAGCATTTTAATCTCTAATTGTGTTTGTTCTTGTATAGCTTGATACTTAAGTCTATTCTCTTGCTCTACTAATTCTATTTTACCTTTAAGTTTTCCTTGCTCTTCTGTATTTTTTCTTACATCAGTATGAATTACTTTAAGAAAGTATCCTATGATAACTGTAGCTGTGCCTATAATAAATGTTGAGATTTCTGAAGGTGTCATTTTTTAAACTGTTTGATAATAAAAAAAGTAGAGACTAAGCTTATTGCTATAAAAAACCAAAGCCAAGGAAATGATTTATTCTCTTGGCGGAACTGTGTTCTTTTAGTTTTTTGAGCTTGCTTATGTTGTTTTGTAGCAAACTTCTGATTTGTTTTATTTTCTTTTACTGCAAATTTTAAAGAATCACGGTACATCTTTGATATAACCTTTAGACTATCTTTAAATCTTTTGTTGTCAAACCTAGTTTTCCATCTAGTTTCTACAGTAACTTCTGGACAATTACAAGGAGTAGTAGTAGTGATATAGATAAGAGAATCTTTACCATCTGCACCTTTAACTTTTAAGGTATCTGTTTTTGTAATATAAATTGTATCACAAGTTATCTTTCCTCCTTTATCTTGAAACTTTTGTAGATGATAAGCTGGAGTACATGACATGAAATAAAATGAAATAAACCCACTAAGAATTATACTTATCAGTAAAGCTAAAATATGTCTTATATCAATGTTCATACTAAAATAGGTATATACTTAATATACAAAAAAAAAATTATATTATTAGCTATTTAGTTATCAGGTTTTTCATCAAACCAATACCACCCATCTAATGGGTAATCGTATTTGTCTTTGTCTTCTGACTTTAACTCATAATCTGATGAGTATACAAAGTTAGGAGCATACATCCATTCTCCTTCTTCGTTCTTTTTGTAAAATCCAGATTCCATATTTATCCTATTATTGTCCAACCTATAGATGTTATAATTGCTCTGTTAGCAGGTGTCAACCCTGCTGCTCCAGTAGCTCCAGTAATATTTATAGTCTTAGCCGTAACAGTGCCTTGTGCTGCCATGTCATTAAATAATTGAACTAAGTTAGCAGTTGACATATTAGTATTAGAAACATTTATCTGAGGAGATGAACCTGTCCATTGTCCTGCTGATGTATTTAGTAATCTTACTGATTGGACATCTGTTCTGCCAGAAGTTAATGTTGATCCACTTATAACAAGTAAAGAAAGAGGAGCTACAAATGAAATATTAGTGAGTCTTGCAAATTGATTAGACCCTGCTCCTACTAATGGAGTAGCTGTTAAAGAACCAATTTTATTAAAATTAATAATAGTAGTTAAAGCACTACAGCTTGCAAACAAACTAGTAATATTTGTAACTAATGATAATTGTGCAGCTCCTGGGAATGTTATACTTTGTAATGACACACATCCATTAAAGCAACCAGAGAATGTCGTTAATGAAGTTGATACAATATTTGGTAATACTATAGATATTAATGATCTACATTGAGCAAATACCGCATTCATATCAGTGCAAGCACTCATTGATGTTGGTAATGTTACAGACGTCAAAGAACTACAGTTAGAAAAAGCATTACTCATAGTTGTAACGCTATTTAAAGAACTTGGAAATGAAATTTGCTCTAGAGATCTACAGGAAGAAAATGCAGCACTAAGCGATGTTAATCCAGTCATACTTGTTGGTAGATTAACACTTGTTAATATTGAACAACTACTAAATGTATTATTTAAAGTTGTTAATGAATTTTGAGCTCCAGGTGTCCAATTTAAAGTTTTTAAAGCAACACAATTGGAAAAAGTTGAAGTCATATCACTTATAGTAAGTGTAGATGGTATAGTAACTTCTTCTAATTTTGAACAACTACTAAAAGTAGTTGATAAGTTAATTGCACTAATAGAAGAAGAAGGAAGTGTTATTTTTGTTAATGATACACAACTATTAAATGCATTACTCATAGTACTTGGTCCTACAGTAGATGTTGGAAGTACGCAAGAGACTAAAGAATAGCAACTACCAAAAGCACTAATTAGGTTTGAAATAGTCATGCTTGCTGGAAAAACTATATTTTTTAATAAATAACAGTTGGAAAAAGCACTGGTAAGATTATAACTACATGCAGATGAAACAGATGTAGGAAAATAAACATTCTGTAAATTAAAACAAAGTGTAAACATACTGCTGAAATTTATTGAAATAGCACCTGTATGCAATCCTTCAAATTTAACCCACTCTAGTTGAGTACATCCACTAAATGCAGATTGAAAATTAGAACAGTTGTTTAATGTTGGTAATGTTATATTTCTAATGTTAATACATCCTTGAAAAGTACCAGACATTAGAGTGCAACTATTTAATGAAGTAGGGAAAGTAACACTTCTTAAATTATTACATCCACCAAATGTACTTTGTAAGTTAGATATGTTTATGGCATTACTAGGAAGAGTTACTTCTTCTAATTCCCAGCAGTTATTAAATGCGGAACTTAAAGAAGCTAAATTGGGAGCTGAGTCTGGCATTTTAACTCTTGCTAAAGAAGAACAACCTTCAAAAACATTTGAAAATGAGCTCCACGCAGAAGGTACACTAGTTGGGAATTTTACATATTTTAAATATGGGAAATAACCAACAGAACTTGAAGCTCCTGGAGAACCATAAAAGGCTGGCACACCTGCCGTAATAGTTCCATCTCCATAATATACTTCTAAAGCCATAACTGGCTGTGCAGAAAATGTATTTCCTGTTATGTAAAGAGGCTGTATATTACATCGTGTTATAGTAGAAACTCCTGTTCCTGTAAAATACACTCTAATCTTAAATGTAGTATATCCTAGAGAACAAGGAGTACCTGTTCCTGGAGTATATGTTTTTGTAGATACAGTAGAACCTGTGGTTGTTACTGTTGTAGTAGTTGCATCTCCCCAATCAATGACTATATTCTGAGTTCCTGATGTTCTAGTAAATGTAGTTGTTATCTGACATGAAGCATCTCCTAAATCACAAATTAAAAACTGAACCTCATTGGCAGCATCTGTAATAACTGGCCAATCTACAGGTCTTACCCAATTAGATGGGCCAGATGTTCTACTAAAATAATTCTGTAATGGTAAATTAAATGCCATGATTAAATGGTTGGGAATATAGTTACTTCTCCTAAGATATTACTTTGAGGAGGAAACAATGAAAAGAAAGTACAACTACCTGATGCTACAGTCACTTGAGTTTGCATACCGCAAGTGGTTACTTCTAAATAGCTTGTGTTATCAGGTGTAAAATCAACCCTTGTATTTGTAGTTATATTGACATTTGAAAATGTATAAGTATAAAATCCACCAGACAACACCCAGCTTGCAGCAGTTAATGTCTGAGCCGTTAACTTTATAATAGATGCTCCACCACCACCACTATATTGTGGAATATTCAAAGTAGCACCTACCAAAGTAGCAGCACCACTTGTTCCCGTTGTGGTTAGTGTTAATGCGTTTTGTTTGGCATTAAATACAGTCCAATCAGTTGATGATAAATATCCATCTTGTAATGCACTTGATTGAGGTATACTTAAGTTAGGAGTAGTCCCTCCTGTAGAAGACAACGGTGCTGATCCTGTTACTGCTGTTACTGTTCCTCCACTAGATGGGCTAGAATTAGTTATTGTAAAGTTAGGATATGTACCAGTTATTCCTATACCTGTCCCTGCAGTTAAAGCAACAGTTTGATCTGGAAGAGTATTAGTTATTGTTTGATTAGGATAAGCTCCTGTTATACTTATTCCTGTTCCTGCTGTTGGATTATATTGTGCAGGAATAGCTGGAAATGTAGCTAATGATCCATCTCCTCTTATATATTGAACAGTAGTACCTGTAGGTATTGGAAAGTATAAAGAGTTATATGTAGGAATACCATTATTCCAAACTACTGATGGATTAGGATATGTTCCTGAAAGATCTCCACCGGCAGGACCTGTTGGTGAACCACCTCCTGTAGAAACTGGTTTTACTTTACCGTTGGCACCAATAACTACTATGGATGAATCACCATAACTGTTACCATCTTTATCTGTTAAAGATATCATTACTCAGAGAAGTTTAACATGTATGTTGTTCCGGCTGCAGAACTGTTTACTATTAGTCTATCTTCTTTATTTAACTGATAAGCAGTTGTGTCCAATACTGTATCTCCAGCAGATAAGTTTAATTTAGCAAGAAGTATAGTAATATTCTGTATAGCATCATACTTCTTTATCTCAATTATATACGCAGCAAGGTTATTAAGCATTATAAGTTTACTATAATACGTTTTATTATTAGGAGTTCTTATTATTATATTATCTCCGGTAGTTAATGTACCTTGCTTAGTATAAGTCATATTATTACTCTCCTTTTAATGCTTTTAACTCTTCATACATTGCGAGTAGTTCTGCCTCTTTTTGGGCTATTAATTCTTCTTGCGTTGGTCCTTCTACTTCTACAAAACGAACTTCAACAAGTCCGTTATCATCATATATTTCTTCTCTAATTTGTTGCATGATTTTATTTTTAAATTGACCTTAAACTATAACTTGGTATATTCGTAAAACTTAAACCTAACGAACCAGTTGATAATGTCGTTGGCTCAGTACCAGGTGAGGTTGTAATTATATAAGCAAAACAATTTGCTCCATTTGTAGCCCCAGTATTATTAACCCACGCAAATTGATATGTCCAGTTAAAACTTATTGACCTAAAAATTATCGTTGCATTATTTTGAGTTAGTGAAAACCAGTATTTTGTGCCAGCAGTAAATGTAAATGATGTTGTCAAAATTTTATTACCAGTTGTAGAACAATCTATAATAGTAGATAAATAAAGCCTTGAATTTGGTCGGCCATTTAAATCACTATAAATTGCTATTGTAGCTTGACCACTAGCTGCATTTGTAACTACTGGCAATAGAATTTGGTCTATTGTAAAAGTGCTTGCGGGAATAAATGGGAATAAGTGCATTGTATTTGCTGACAAGCTACTAGTACCATTATGGTTTGCGGTATTTAAAGCTAAACCAACAGCCATACCAGTGTATGGTTGACTAAGTACGTGAATACCTCCACCACCACCACCACTAATTGCTAAATTTCCACTACCTAAAACCGAATTTCCGTTGATAGTTTTAATATTCGTGCCACTTACTAAAGTAGGCTGAACAGCAACATCACCACTGCCTAATAAAGAC